ACATTATGGAGTTCTTCTTCAAGGTTGGGTTACACATGGATGAACTACAAGCTGATCAAAAAGACAAACTAAATAAAGAGATGAACGAATTGTTGGCTCAATATGGTATCAACTTAAATGTAGAAATAAATGGATAGTATCGTTGAGTCTGTAATAGATAAAATAAAATCTCGTTCTGAGGTTGGAATAAAAAAATATGGTGTAACATTGGACAGGACAGATTTTACCACTATTCAATGGATTGATTCTGCGATTGAGGAACAAATGGATAATATTTTATATTTAACAAGATTAAAAAAAGACCTAATAGAAAATGGAATATCGTAAAGCATTTATTTATCAAATAACTAATCCTTGTGGTAAAATATATATTGGATCTACCGTTGATTTAAAAGATAGAATTTATAGGTATAAAAATGCAAAACTTGGGAGCCAATTTAAAATAAAACATTCTATAATAAAATATGGATGGGATAATCATAAGTTTGAAGTAATATTTGAATGCGAAGAAATTGATAGATATAAATATGAGGCATTTTATGGACATAAATTTCAAGTATTAGGCGATGAAGGATTAAATTTATCTTTACCTAGTGGCGAAATTAAAGGATATGCAAAATCAGAGTCTACGAAATTAAAAACTAGTTTAATTCATAAGGGGAAAAAGATAAGTGATGAACAAAAAAAAGCTATGTCAATATCTTTGAAAAAAACATTTAAAGAAAATGGTCATCCATGCACAGGAAGGTTGCCTTGGAATAAAGGAAAACCTTTTTTATCCGGGAAAAACAATCCAATGTTTGGGGTAAGAAGAAGTAATGATTGGAAAATTAAACAATCTTTACTAATGAAAAATATTAACCTAAGTGGTGAAAATCACCCATCAAGTAAAATTATAATTGATAAATATACTGGTGTGTTTTATTATTCACTTGGTGAATTATGTAGGCTTATTAGTGCAAATTATTCTACAATGAAAAATAAATTAAATGGAAATTTAAAAAACAATACAAGATATGAATACGCATAAAGAAATTATTGAATTAAATGAACGCATTGATGAAATACACAATGAGCATAATGATATTTTTAATTATTTAAAATTAATTAAGACTGAATTAGAAAAGGAATTAGATATTAAAAATCGAATCATCGAAAATTTATCTAAGGTCATTAAATCACAAGAAGAAGAAATATATCAACTTAAAAAACAAGACTATACCCAATCTAAAAGAAGGGCATGGCATTACTAATATGAAACTACTTGAACTATTTGCAGGCAGTAGATCTATTGGAAAGATTGCCGAAAGAATGAAATTTGAAGTATTATCAAGTGATATAAATGATTTTGAAAATATATCTTATGTCAAAAACATATTAGAATTTAATCCTAAGGAAATTCATTTTAGACCAGATGTTATTTGGGCATCTCCACCATGTACTTCCTTTAGTGTAGCATCATTAGGTCATCATTGGGGAGGTGGAAATAAAGCATATATTCCTAAAACCGAAAGTGCTAAACTTGGAATAGAAATAGCCAAAAAAACTATTGAGATAATAAATTATTATAATCCAAAATATTATTTTATTGAAAATCCAAGAGGGTTATTAAGAAAAATGGATTTTATGCAAAACCTACCAAGATATACTATTTCATATTGTCAATATGGTGATGATAGAATGAAACCTACCGATATATGGACTAATAATATATTTTGGAACCCAAGGCCAATTTGTAAAAATGGTGAGGCTTGCCATGATGAGGCTCCAAGAGGATCAAAAACCGGAACCCAAGGATTATCTAATGCTTATGAAAGAAGTAAAATTCCGAGGCTACTTTGCTATGATATATTAAAATCTTGTCTTTAATTATCTATTTATTGAAATTTATTTAATGTATTATTGTTTTTAATTAATTAATGTTTACATTTGTATCACAAAACAAACAAATATATCTCATGATCGAAAAAATCACACATTTCAACGCAAAAATGATTGATTTAGGTATAAACCCTAACTCATTCTTTGTTATCTCCTTTTGGGGAAATCAAGACATTCAATGCCAAGGCAATTACGATAACCTACTTGCCAAAAAACTTTACGATTTAGGCTATGAAGGTAAACTTCAAAACAATGGCCACATAAGATTTACCACCGAGGGTATTCAATTTACATTATGCTAATGGCAAAGAAAATTAAAGACTTCTTTTATAAGTCCAACGACAACACATTTGCCGTTAAGATAGATTATAACAATTTATGTTATCACCATTACTCATTTGAAAACATTGAACGTAGATTACTTGGTGCGGTCAATGATAGAATTGAGGCTTACTTTATTCGTAAGAAGTATATTAAAATAACAGAAAAAGAATTTAATGTTTTACTAACACAATTTAAAATTAACTAACATGGCTATTATCGCACAAAAAGGATCGAGTACAAAAGAACGCAAAACTATTCCAGCAGGTAATCACGTTGCACGTTGCTACGGAATGATTGAAATTGGAACAATCACCGAAATTATCTTGGGTGAATCTAAAACAATGCACAAGGTAATGATTGATTGGGAACTACCTAATGAGAAAGCAATATTCTCAGAAGAAAAAGGTGAGCAACCATTTGTATTCTCTAAAGAGTTTACTTTGTCAATGCACGAGAAGGCATCATTAAGAGCAATCCTTACTTCATGGAGAGGAAAGCAATTCTCGGATGCGGAGGCATCTAACTTTGACATTACTAAATTGATTGGTGTACCTTGTATGCTTAACATTGTCCACAAGGCAAGCAAAGATGGTTTAAAGGTATATGCCAATTTAGCGGGTGTAACCCCATTACCTAAAGGATTTAATTGCCCCGATGCAATTACACCACAACGTATCTTATCTTTTGATAATTGGAGCCAAGAAACATTTATGACTTTACCCGATTGGTTGGCCGATAAGATAAGTGGTTCTGCCCAATACAAGGCTAAGTTTGCAATGCCTAATGAGGCACCACAATTAGATGTTATTAACTCGGATGATAATTCAATTTTACCGTTTTAATCATGCTACAAAATCAAAATCCTTTAGCTAAAACTATTTCCAAAAGTATTGGAAAGGTGGCAAGAATGACCTACAAGTTAGGCAATTTAGAAGAAGTAGTTTCTTCACGAATCATTGACATTACCGATAGTCACAACTCGGTAATCATTGAGCATCCAGCACCATTTAAAACAAACAATAAAGTTAGTGGGGATAAAACGGTAACAACCATGATGATACCCATTAATAATATTTTAGCATTTAGAATCGTATTATGACAAAATTAAAAGATGTACTTCCAATCCCCCGTAATAGGGGGTACTTGGAACTTTATTCAGAGGTTGCTAAGTCATTAAACAATAAAGGTAAGCTACCTTATAGAGCAAGAGAATACACTTCGGCTATTGTTCAATCTCACGCATTTAAAAGGATTAATGATCCACAGGTTCAAGAAGAATTAGAAATGATTGCTAAAGAATGGTATAATGAATGATAGATTAGAAAAAGAAAGCGACATCCTAAGTGATGTTCTTTGGACACAAGTATTTGAATTATTGTTGTTTATGCACAATGATATATTCCCTTCGGATTTTTACGAGCATTCTCCAGAAGGTATTGTTAAGGTTTACTTTCAGAAAAAATATAAAATAAGTTTCAAATGAGTATAGAAGACAAAATCAATTTTATTTTTTGGTATGCAGCTTGCCAAACTATAATGGTTCTTTTCGCTGGAGTACTTAAATTATTATCTAACTATTTAGAAAAAAAAGCAAATGACTAACGAACAAATTATTGACAAATTAAAGGATGACAATGAGTATTACAATGGACTTGGTCGTTCTTACTTATCTAATTCAGACATAGGAACCCTAATTAGGAATCCTAAAGCTTTTGGGCAAAAGAGTGAGCCTACATTGGCAATGCTACAAGGAAGTTACTTCCACACCGCTTGTTTAGAACCATTAAAATTAAAGAACTTTGTATTGATTGATGCCTCCACAAGAACCACCAACATTTACAAGGATGCTTGCAAGGATTATAACTCGGACTTTATGTTATTAAAGAAGGAGGCCGATGAGGTAGACCAAATGGTAATGGCCCTAAGAGGCAACAAGGATTTATCTAAATTAGTCTGGGATAATGGTGTTCAATATGAAGTACCGGTTATTGGTAGCTTTGGTGATTTAATGTGGAAAGGTAAGTGTGATATTATCAATGGTGATATGATTTACGATTTAAAGACCACCACTTCTATTGATGACTTTAAGTATTCGGCAAGTAAGTATAATTACGATTCACAAGTTACTATCTATGAGCATCTAACGGGCAAAAGAATGGCATTTATTGTCATTGAAAAAGGCACTAATAGATTAGCTTTATTTAATGTCACAGATGAATTTAGGCAACGTGGTTTAACAAAGGTGGGCCAAGCAATGGATGCTTATAGAAAGTTCTTTGGAACAATGCCTACTCACGATGTATCACAATATTTTTTAGAATCTTATCTTTTTTAAAATGAAAACGCACCAATTCAAAACAAATCAATTAGGTTACACTTATAACCAGTTTGGAGAAAATCTCTTAAAACAATTAAATATCTCTTATCAAAAGTTGCATGGACAAGATTCAAAGACAACAATGGGTGCTAAACCTAAAAGTCATCGAAAAGATGATCTCGGAATATGAAGAACTTAAAAGTATTCCCAATGTTAATGCTTGCGTTATTCTTGCTTATCAGTATGTCGTTATCCCCAACACAAAAGATGAACACGAAGAAAGCCTCGGTATTTAGACCTTATGAAGAATTTGGAATAGTTACCCAAGAGGACATTTACCCAGACACAATTGATTTAAGATTGTACACAAGTCATGGGAGGTTAAAATATGTTGTAGAATGAAGTAATTCGGAAATTCCGAATAGCCACTTTAAATCAACGAGAGTAAGAATTACTTTTATATTTTAAACGAGAGTAAGACAACAAGACAATGACAACTAAAAAAACAAAATTAAGTTTGTCCACTAACGACACAACAATGTCAATTGAGTTTGATAACTGGGATATAGACTTAGACCAATACTTTCAAGCATTTAAGACTCTACTTATTGGGGCAACATTTCAAGAATCCCAAATAGATCATTGGATTATTGATGAGGGTGAAATGTTATCAGAAAATGATGACACACCTAAGAGTAATTTATTTTAATAACATTAAATAGAATTGACAAAACTTGTACTTTTTGTAAGTTTTGATGATAAGTTGGAAAAATTCATCATTAATTGAGAAATTGTCACATAATGAGGATAAAATCCGACAAATTATGTAACAAAATTAGGTAGTATTACTACTGATATTATATGCAAAAGGGTATAATATTGCACAATAATATACCTTTTATATGCACAAAGGTATAATTTAAAGTAAAAGTGCATTATAGGGCACATTATAAGTGAGTGCAACCCAAGATAAATGGGTGCATTTAACAATAAAAAAAGTAAATCTATAACTTGACAATGAAAACGCAAGAAGATTATAACTTAATGGCAATTGATTGGGTAGAGCAGTATATTGCCAACAATAAACCCTTGTTTAATGTAAAAGTGTTTGATGGGATAATTATGGAGAATACACATTACACTCTTACCTACTGGGTATATAGGTTAAAGAATAGCAAAGGTCGTGATCAATATGGCTCTTTTGCTAAAATAAAAAAGTTTAAAGATTGGATAAACAAACAAGCATCATGAAAAATCAAATTGGACTTGGGGATTTTCTTCAAGAAGTTTTAAGTAAATTAAATTTGGCCATTAAGGATAAAGAATTACTTGATAGCTTAAATGATTCAAGATTACATTGCACACCCGGACTTAAATTAATATATCCAAAAGATAAACCATTTGAGATGCCAGTAATATCTAAGGTAGATGCTAATGAGATTCTTAAAGAAGTTAATGAGAAGGAAGTATTATTTAAGAAGTTCTGGAACTTATATAATAAAAAAACCAACAGAGTAAAAGTAGAGGCCAAATTTCTTAGATGTTCTCTTTTAGAGATAAATAAGATTATGGAAACATTGCCTCATTACATTAAATACACCCCCGATGTTAAGTTTAGGAAAGACCCTATAACCTACCTTAATCAACGTACTTGGGAAGATGAAATTTACTTACCAAGAGTTATCCAAACAAAAGAAAATCCTTTTAAGTTTTAGAATAACAAAATAACATGAAATCAAATAATAAAGTATCATTCGCAGATTTAGATGCTGAGAAGGAAGTTATCGCACTTCTTTGTAATTACCCATCATTAACAAAAGAATGCCAAAAGGCAATCAACCCAGATGTATTTCACTTTGCCTCCACTAAGGCCATTTATTTGACTTGTATTGAATTATTTTCAGAGAGTGGTACGTTTTCCTTATCAGACCTCGTACTAAGGCTTAAAACGCAAGGAAGTAATGATTGGGCATTAATCTTAGGGGCCACCACAAGTAGAAATCCATTAAATGCAAATGAGTTACTTATTTACTTAGCCGAATTGAAAGGTAAAAGGGATTTGCTAAATTTATCAAGGGAACTAAATAATGATTTAGCTAATGGACATGATTACTTTACACTTGTGGATAAGATAACAAACTCAATAGGCAACGACCTTATTAAGAATGATTCTAATGAAATCATTGAAATGAAGGATGCCTTAATGACTGCCGTAACTACAATTGGTGATGTAATGACTAATGGATCACTAAGTGGGGTGCCTACAGGATATAAGATACTAGATGATGTTACGGGTGGATGGCTTAAAGGTAATGTTGTATTGTTTGCTGCAAGACCCGGCCAAGGTAAAACCATTTGTCTATTGGAGCATTCTCGCCATGCCTCACAAATGAATAATAAAGTTTTATTCTTATCCTTAGAGATGCCTGTAATCTCACTTATCTATCGAATGATTAGTGGACAATTAGATGACTCAACTCCTTATTCTAAAATCAAGACTGGCAAAATTAATATTGAACAATTCACAAATATCCAAAGAGATGCCGTAGGTAAGCTTGAAAAGTTACCAATAACATGGTATGATGGTGCTAATAGGGATATTAATTATTTATCCTCTTTAATTCAAAAGATTGTTAGAGAGAAAGGAATTAACATGGTGGTCATTGATTATTTGCAATTGCTTACCGATAGTTCAATTAGGAGCAATGAAGAAACTGCGGTGGTAGGAAGTGTATCCAAGAAGATACAACAGTTGGCAAAGAAATTAAACATTCCCTTCTTATGTGCAGCACAACTTAATCGTGCATCCGAATCAAGAAATACTCATAGGCCAAGGCTTAGTGATTTAAGGTCAAGTGGGCAGATAGAGCAGGATGCCTCGGTGGTTATTGGTTTATATCGTGATGACTATTATAAGTATGAGAAAGCTAAAGAAGAAGGTAATGCTAATGTACAATTTGATAATACCATTGAGTACATATTCATGAAGAATAGAGATGGTGACACAAGGACTGCCGAGATGTTTATAGATGTGGCAACAAGTAAGATATTGGAAACCAATAACTTCGATAAGAAGTCACCATTTTAAGATAAGGGTTAAATTTGATTTCATGGTTGTATTAATCCCCTTGGTTTCTGACCTTGGGGATTTTTGTTAATGCAAAAGGTGACAATACTTGCCACCCTTGCAATCCAAACCACAAAACAAACACAAAATGAAACGCAAGGGTAAATATATTAAAATAAATGAGAAATCCGTGCTATTTGTCCATGTTCTTTTGAATGCAAAAATCCTTCGATAGCTTTAGGTGCGTGAACGTATCCATTACGATGATGCCATGAATCTGTACCCGATGGACTCCTTAAACTTTCCACCGTTACCCCTATAAAATCCTTTGATGTTTTGTGATGAACGTGGTGTGTATAAACATATCTATGTTTGGTGTCACCCCAATCTTTCTTAGCCTCCTCGGCCATTAATAAACCTAAATCTGTAATCTTTGCACCATCACCATGGGTAGTGCCAATAAGATTATTATAATACCTGTAATACTTGCGATGGTTAATAGAACAATCAAAAGTAATTGATTCATCTAATCTAAACCAAGATTGTATAGCATCCGCTAAGAAGAAACCATTTGTATAATCGTGATTACTTGGATTATAAGTAATGTGTACATTGGCCACTAACCTAAGTATCTCAATTACTTCAACATATAACTTTTTAGCTAATAAGAAATTAGTGTACCACATCCCATCGGTATCTTGTGATGTACCAGCGGTAGTTGTTCTTTTGGGTGTATCAATATGTAAGATGTCATTACCAATAACTAAAACTATTTGGTCAATGTTAAATCCTTTGACTTTATTTAAAATACCATGAACTCCTTCGTGTACACGTTGAACCGCAATGTTACTATTATAATCTTCACCCGTTTCAAATGCAGTCGCAAGCTTGCCAATGTGTATGTCTGCCGGATCAATAACTAATAAGTGCCCATCGGTATATTCTTGATAATTAACTTTGTCATAATTAGGGGAATGATTATTCATCTCCTCTATTATAACATCCTTTAAATCACTATAGGTCTTTTCTGATTTATCTAATCTTACCGCTACCGAATACTCTTTTGTCTTATCCCAGTAGAGTGTAACATCATTTACATTTATACCACGTTCTTCGCAATGATTTGCAAGGCCACTATGTTCTTCGGCTAACTTGTATTGTTTAATTGTGTGTTCTGATCTTGCACCAACTAAGATGCCATGATTAATCATAAACTTACGAAAGCCATTAGGTTGTTGATAGCCGTATTGTTCATGAAAGTTAGTGCAGAAATCTTTACAACTTAAATTAGTAGAGTAAAAATGTTCTTTAACTTTTTTAACGCGTTCAACTGTAATTTGTTCCATGTTTTGTTTGTTTGTTTGTTATTTGACAAATACAAACTTTAAATACAAATATCCTATTATTATAAAACTTTCTATTAAAATGGTAATGACTGCCCATAATGGGATAATATTTCTTGTCACAATTTTTGAAGAATTAGTGACATTAGAAGTTTCCATATTACGATACTTTTTCTCATAAACACTTGCAATAGAATCAATGTTTATTGTGGCTTGAATCTTGCCCTTGTAAGACCTTATAATAACCTTGCCTTGTGGTAGTGTTATCTTTGAGTAGAAAGTCGTTAATATGCCCAAGGAATCGCAAGGATTGTCAATTGTTAGTGTGTCATGGATAGCATCGTATAATGTAATTACTTTGTAATCACGAATCGTATCAATTCGTATCTTTTCGGATACAATAGTAGTTACCTTAGAAGGCTTACAAGATATAATGCAAGAAAGTATAAACAAAAATGTTAATTTTTTCATGCTAAACAATAATAGATAATTCGGCAAATTTCCGAGTTTGGCACGTTTATTTTCCATAATTTGTCAAATTTTAATGATTTATTCTATGAGAAATATAATTGAGCCTCCTCAATTCTTCGTTTAGTTAGTCCACTTAGTACCTTGCCTCCACCCTTATTCCATTTAAGAAATTCATCTTTAATTGTAGGGTCATTGGGATTCTTATTTACCTTCTTGAGTAGGGTAGAGGTCTTTAATGCGTTAGAGCCACAATTATAAACAAAAGAGCATAAAGCATCAAATTGGTTTTGATTAATTGTATCTACGCAGTAAGAATCTACTGCTCTTTCAAAGGGAACTAAAAGAGCCATCAATAGTTCGGTGGCTCTCTCTTGTGTTATTGGGGAATCGGTTAATTTAACTTTAGTACCATCTTCGTAGTAAGTACTTCCATAACCAATTGTGATTACTTTTGCCGGGCATAGATAAGCCTTAGCTTTAAACCCTTCGTATTTCTTAATTAACTCTAATCCAAGATTACTTATCTTTGTGATTTTCATTAAGCTTTGCTCTTAATTCAATGTTTTCGGTTCTTAAACCATTAATCTCGGTTGTTAAACTTTCAACCTTTATCTTTAATTCAGCAACCTCGGCTTTTAATTCTTGTGCCGTTTCTCGCCATAACTTAATGGCATCGGATACGTTTTCTATTTCGGTCTTTTGAACTTCAACGTGTTCCTTCTTTCTACCTACAATCCAACCGAAAAACCCACTTAAAGCAGAAAATACACCCGGTAACACTACATCTTCAAATTCAAAATTCATCTTATTTATCACTGATTAAAGGTTCAACATTACTTGCAATTGTTTCATCAACAATCTCACTTGTGGTTTGATAATCAACCTCGGTAGGAGTTGCTAATTTTTCTTTTGTTTGTAGTTGGGCCTGCTCATCGGCAAAGAATACCGGAGAGTCATCAATAACAACACCTTCGGCTTTAATGATATATTGTAAGATTAAGTCATCGTTCGTACCCCACTTGGCCACAAGGCTATCGGGTAATACAATATTCTTAGTGTACATAGATGAACCATCAAATGTTTTGTATTCCAAGAAACAAGTTTGATTGCTACCAAATAGCACATAGAATAAACGAATATGCAAACGAGTTGCAATAGTACCAAATGCCTCAATAGGCTTTATACGAACAATGTAATCCATATCTTATAATTCTATTTCTTCTTCTATTTTAAACTCTACTCCACTAACCCATCCATTAAGGAAAACGTATTGATCTAACTCGGCTGGGTTATTAATAACAATTGTTTGATAATCAAACTCCTTGTCACTTAACTCTTTTATTTGCTTGCTTAACTTAGCAAGATTCTCTTTAGAATAACTATACTCACCTTTCTCATCCATGATAACATTATTCTTATCATCACAAGAAGCACAATCTAAACGTAGAGCATCTCTATCTTCATTATAAGCATCTAAATAGGACTGTAACTTTTTACGAATAATCCCTAATTTCTTTTGACCTTTTGTTTCTTCATTGTAGATATTACCAGCAATGTAAGCCACAACCATAAATAAGTCTTTGTACGATTTTTTCATTTTGAATTGTTTGTTTATGAGTTTGCGATACTTGTCAACCATATAAATATTGATTACACAACAAATATAAGTTAATTATTTTAATATTAGCAAGTTATAAAACTTCCATTTGATCCATTATGATCCACAACAATACTAACTGTTGAATCATAATAATATGGATTCCCCCATTGGTAAGCTATTGCGTTTGAATTGGTAATGTTACATTGACCAAATAAACTATAAGATATAGTTCCGCTATTATTAGTCAAACTAAATGCACTTGGGAACATTTCATAACCACTCATTGCAACACCCGAACCAATTTGTGGGTATATAGTTACAATAAACCAATTTTTAGAAAAAACTTCACTAATAGTAAAATTATAAATGGTGGTATTTCCTCCATTATAATTCATCATATTTAATATATACTTATAATCACCTAACCAATTATTATTAAATCCACCAAATCCACAAAATAGTCTTAGATTAATTTTGGCTCTACCAGCAACATTATATTGAGTAAATGAGTTTGTATATTGATTATTATTATAATATAAAATAAATTGATGTGATGAAGTTTCTACTCCTAAAAAACTAAAATTATCAACTTTATAGTTTACATAACCAACATTATAATTACCGGGGGATAAGGTAACATTATTAGTAAACTCAGTTCCATCCCAAGACCATTGCCCACTATTAACACCACCATTAAGTCTATAAATAGATGCACTATATGTTGCGGGAATCCTTATGCTATATGGAGCCACACTTGCATTATTAATAGTAAGACTTATGCTATGAGTAATAGTATTATCATCAAATGCGTGAACCGCAAAGGTATTACTACTTGATCTAAATATTGGATTAGCATTATTAGTTTCAATAAAGTTACTAAATGATGGTTGTGCGGGTGGTGAGATAACAACATTTGCCGAAGCAGATCTACTATTTCCCCCTCCACCACTTACCGTAGCATTATTAGTATAACTACCACTTGTATTCGCCGTTACCGTAATATAAAAATCATAAGTAGTACCAGCCGTTAATGTATTATCTGTATAAAAGTTAATTGTACTTCCCGATTGATAAGAAGTCCATCCAGCGGGTTTGCTATTATTTGTAATGGTAAAATTACCACCAACATTATCACTTATAGTTACAGTACCCGAAGTGCTATTATTTTGCACTCCCAATGTCACCTTCCATTGCATTGACCCATTTACATAAATAGGAGGTGTGCTATCTAATATCTTGGTTAATGTATATGTCGGTGGGTTGCAATTACATGAACCATTAGCATTTGCTACGGCTTGTCCATTGGCATCTAACCAACTATTTGCATCACTTGTAGCTAAAGCATCAGCCTCACCTTGTGATGTACATGAACTACGAGTAAATGAAGGTGATGTTACATTGACATAAGAACCACTACAAAATTGCCCACAATCATTCTTTTGGATTGACCTTGTTAAGCTAATAGTTGCATAAAACAAACTTACATTAGTGGTTGTTGTGTTAGAATATTGAGTGCCATTTGTGCCTCCACCATAAACATTAGCTTGGTTGTAATAAGTACCCGATGCACAATTTACAACCTTAACGGTGAATACTATTTGTGGATAAGCATTGTTAGGGGCCAATACATCATACCTTGTAGCTTGAATAGTTGTACCAAATGAGTTTACATTCCATCCCGGTGCATTGTAAGTCACAAATTGCATATTAGCGGGCATTATATCGGTTACCACTACCGCCGATCCATTCGTGGAAGTATTACCACCATTAGCAACGGTGATTGTAAAGTTAAAATTAGTATTAACATTAACATCACTTGGTGTTGACTTAGTAATTTGAAAGAAAGGTGCTAATTGTGATTGGGTATGATTATAATTATACCACTCGGATACCGAAGAAGGGATTACCCCATCGGGTTTATAAGTACTATAAGGATTTAATGCTACATAACCCCCCGTTTCTGCGGTGGTTATATTAAGGATAGAACCACTTGCTCTTTGTAGTTCTACCCCTATTTGATCAAAAGTTAATTCACCACTTCCCGGTAATGCCATTACGCAATTTTAGACTTTAAAATATCTATTTCAGCTTGTTGAATTTTAACCTTTTTCTTTAATTGAGTTATCTCACTTTCGTGACTCTTAAATCCTTCAATTAGTAATGGAGTTAATTGATTATAAGAAACTCCTTTGATACCATCGTTACCAGTACTAACGGCATAAGGTAGTATCTTTTCAACCTCTTGTGCAATTACTCCATATTGATGCTCATCATTAGCTTTCCATTGATAAGCATAACCATTTAATTGCATTAATTTATCAATTGGATTGTCAATTAATTTTAGGTTTTTCTTTAGAGTTAAATCAGAGTTGGCGGTTATATTTCCCGTTGCATAAATTGCTCCCGAAACATAAAGCCTATATCCTGCATCAGAAGTAGTTCCTATTGAAACATTAGAACTATTACTTGCCCAAATTGGAAATACCCCAGTATCTACATTGTATAGTCCCCATCCAGCCGAAGCAATAGTTCCATTAAATAAGTAAAATGTATGTGCACCTCCTGTAGCCTCCCATCTCATTCCATTTTGAGTTGAACCTCCAGCAAGTGATATTTTATTTGCATCTGAATCAGAAATTACCAATTTAGCAAGGCTTGGCGAATTGGTTCCTATCCCTACTTTGCCAACAGGAGTAATTCGCATACGTTCAGTATCATTGGTAACTATTATAAATGGATTATTTGATTGTGTTCCAACAACTCCTAAAGCATTTGAACTTTGCATCCCCAAAATAGTCTTAACCGTATTAGCAGCATTAGTGACATAAATAGTTGCAAAACCACCACTTGCATCGGTTAAATGTATTGTTTTTTCAGCAGAACTTCCAAAAGGGGAAATTGTATTTATACCAATTAATCCACCATTCTTAATGTAAAAAGTTCTTGTATCTCCACTTCCTAAAGCTAAATCTCCAGTAGTTGTATTAACTATTTCTAAAGCATTTCTTCTTGCAGTAGCTACAAATGTACTACCTAAAAATTGAATAGCTGCTTTAAATGTACCCGATTCACTAAAGTATATTCTACCATAATCAGAAGCAGAAGTATAATTTATAACTGAATTAGGCTGAGTTCCACTTACAGTTAATAATTCTGAAGGAGAAGTTGTTCCGATTCCCAATCGACCACTTGCATCCAATGTCATTGCTTGATTAGGAGTTATAGTATTCCCTGCTATTCCACTTGGTGCAACAAACCATTCGTGTTTACTATTTTGTTGGTTATAATAACTGGCAAAAGTACTAACTTTATAAGAAGGTGTTGAGCCACTCCAAGAAACATTTGATCCAAAAAGAGTTTGATTAACACCACTATAAATTGATCCACCACCGCTTGCTATTTCAAATAAAGAATATCCACCTAATCCACCCGCACTCGGGGTAACACCTAAGCCGAGATTACCACTAACTTCTTGTAATGCACTATTTCCAATCGCACTACTTGAAGTAAACTTAGAAATATAATTAGTTGTTCCACTTAATGTAGATGCCTTAGCATTCAATTGAGTTTGAATGGAACTTGTAACTCCTTTTACATAAGCTAATTCGGTAAGTGAAGGATAAGTAGCAACCGCTAAACTTGCTACCGTAGATGTAGTATTAAAATATGCTAATTCATTAATAGTACCGGTACCCGTAATATTATTAGTAATAATAGTTTGATAAGTACTTGATGCACTTGCGGTGGTTAAATAAGTACTATTGTCATACGATATTGTAGTACCACTTATTTTAACAAATCCCGTACCATTCAAAGCAACTTGACCACCTAAACCAACTAACGTATAAGTTGGAATATTTAGTACGTTAGAAACTAATGTAGCACTACCGCTTGAACCCGTTACGGTTAAAGAAGTAATTCTATTGTTATATGCAATACCCCATTCCGAGGTACTTGTTGTTGATGGGATTACATACCCAGCGGTTAATGTTATACCAAATGTACCACTTGTTGTGATAGGAGAACCACTAACCGATAAACCCAATGGCATAGTCATTGCTACCGAAGTAACACTACCCGTACCCGTACCTTTATTGTTAAAAGTGTTCCAATCGGTAGAAGACAAGAATCCACTTGTTGAAGCACTTGCTTGATTAATTGATATTGTATTAGTTGTTCTAACTAATGGAGTGGTAAAACTTAAAACACTTTCTTTACCATTGAATGTATTCCAATCGGTACTTGAAAGATAGCCATTAGAAGCCGTTGTAGCTTGCGATATACTATATACACCATTTGAATAAGATAATGGTGTGGTGGCACTAAATAGTGCCTTAATCGAAGTGTCCGTTCCATTATAAGGAGTGTAACCTAACACAGTAGCAATAGATTTCTTTTCCCACAAGCTTGTTGTTGTATTATAGAACAACCCATCGTTATTAGAAGGTGATTGAGCCGACACATTGTGTAACTCATCCATCTCATAACCATTTTGTACTTTAACTTCAATCACACCCAATGAAACGTGTGAACGAGTAACAACACCCACATAAACTAAATGGTTAGGTGCATATTGTTTAGTTGCCGTATAAGTACCCGCCGTAGTTGGAGAAAGATATAATTGTTGACCTTCACTAAATGCCGATGTATTAAGGTCTATAACCGATCCTACAATAACCACATTACCTTCGGCATTGTTAGCCAAGGTAGCTTGAAGTAATCCTAATGTTTGTGCTGAGGTAGCATTGGAGTTACCTTGTGATAATGCAACAGTTGGCTTATTCCCCGTAGCACCATTGATATAAACAACACTACCCTTTGGCATTGACACACCACTACTATTCCTAACATTAATCACCAACTTATCTGCGGAGGCTAACACAGGGAATGTTTGTAATGCACCAGTTCCATCTACATATTGTAATGTAGTACCACTTGGTGTGGCTAACTTATTATTAAAGGTATTCCAATCCGTAGAACTTAAATATCCATTAGTAGATGTATTAGCTTGTGTAATCACAAAGCTATTAGTACCACTATTATAACTCAATGGAGCCGTACCACTTGGCTTAGAAGATAGATCGGTAAACAATCCCGATGTAGCAACGGTGGCTAATGTTGGCTTACCGGTTAAATCGGCATAAGCACCACTTGTAGCTACGGTGGCTAACCCGGGGGCCGTACCAAAGTTTAACTCATTGATATACGTTTTACCCGCAAACTTTGAGTTATAAATAGAATCAGTAGTAGCACCATTGAAATATAAACGATTAGAAGTTTGAACTATTTGTGTATAGCTACTAACACCCGCAGGCCCCGTAGCAATAATCATATTCATCACCACATTGTTAATGTTAGGTGAATCGGGATAAACACGAACATTACGAGTATAAGAAGGATTCCATGCTTGACCATTAACCCTTATCCACACATAAAAATCAGTCATTGCCGTAACCGTAACCACCAAGTCGGGATTATCAGTTTGGAATGATGTTGGTGTTGTTGCGGGGAAGGTGCTACCTAATGTATATCCATAGTCAATGTTACCCGCCGTAGGCATTGGTACAAATCCCGTTGATGTATATTCCGCAAATACTCTTAATGTTTTAGTTGCCATCTTTTAATCTTCTTTTTGTCCTATTGGACTTATCCAACAATCCTCCGTATAAACTTTTGTAAAGTAAGCCAAATTTACATTATCTCCTCCACTACTACAACACAAATGCTTTTCTAAAGTTATCCAAGCATCGGCATCTCCCGTTTGTGTATCTAATGTTGTCCATACAAGTGATGCGGGAGCAACTCCTTCTAATTGTAGTGAATATTTAAATGTAATTACACTACCAATCTTTTGTATTTGCATCCATATTCCTTGGTGAACACCAATATTGGTTGTGGCTATCGTATTTGTAGTACTACCCGTAGATTCTCTTTGGAATGCTTTTATGTTGTTATCCCCTTGCACCATAATGCCCATATAAGCCACGTTTGCATTAGCTTGGATACGAAGTTGTAATCCCGCTTTAGCACCGCTTGTAGTGCCTGCAAATGTGTTTAAAAAGGCTCTTAATGTAAAGTCGGTAAGTGTTTCACTCCAACCATAAATATACCCCGTATCCGAAGCATTCTCAAATACACCACTTCCATATATCTCAATGGATGATCGTGTCTTATATTTAAAATAACCTATTGTCCTTGGCATATCTATTAAGCGTTAAAGTCATCCATAAAGAAGGCAACGAATCTATCGAAGATTGTACCATAATCACCCGCTTGACCTAAGTCTGTACCTACACCGTTACGGGATTTTTTTTTTGATTCCGACACCTTTGTCGCAATTAATAACCCACTTTGGTCGTATCTTGATATGGTCATTTGCCCCGTAATCTCATTGGAACTGAGTTCCATCAATACGACCTCCCCCGTATTATCTCTTTCATTCATTTTAATTGACAATGGCCAAAACTTCTTAGAGTTTAAAGCACCTTGCAATGGAAACTCATAAATAGCACCATATTGCAATCCCTTGCCTATTAGTGTACCTGTGAATATATTTCTATAATCTGAATATTGATTAAGGATATTACGAGCCGTTAATTCATTAACCCCATATTTATCCGGTTCTTCCCTTTCATACCAACCACCAGTACTTGGATATGTAGGCCCAAGTACACTTGGCACAGGCCATGTAGATGGGAAATAATCACCACTATAATATATATAAAGATTTGAATAATCTTGAAGTGTTGTTACCCCATTAAGTGTAAAAGCATCCCCCGCATAAACAACCTTTTTAGGTGGGATAATTGAGGCATTCTTGATATTATCAATCTTTGTTATTTCCTTATCGGGTAATGTACTTCCCTTGGGAGCATTAAGTAATATTTGATTATACCATGTTTCATATCCACCACCACTTGATTGTGCATATAAAACTAAGTCAACGGCATAACTCTTATAATTATATTGACTCCAAGCATCTAATACAGGTGGGAATGGAAATGATTTACTATAAATATTCATGTCCTCACTTGGGTAATTAACCGCCTTAGTATATATATAAGGTGATTCTTGCCAAGTATCATTACCAAAATTGTAATAATATGTTTGAAAAGAATTTACAAAAGGTATTGTTATACTTAATCTAAAAGATGGATTATTGGTTTCCGAAGTTATTGATAAATTAAATCCTTCATTCCACCCCGCACTCATGCCAGCAAAACCAACACTGCCTGTAGATAATGCCGATGTTAAAGCTAATATGTATTTATCGGCAACCGCATCATAGACTAAATATGTTTTAGGAGTACCTAAAAATGATTTGGTAAATCCTTTAAATAACGTTTCTGTATATGTACCAGATAGTAATGACATACCTGCGGTTTTAGTAATTGGGGTAGCCGTACCATTCCACAAGGTAAAATCACCATTGATAAACTTATTGCTACCATATTCATATTCAACCTCCATGTACTTATAAAACCTTCTAATCTTTCTTTTAGGCTCGGCAACAATCAAGAAGTTTGTGCCATGAACTAATGTAGGAATAATGGCTTTAGTAGAAGTATTTATTACTCCTTGATTAGAAAACTTGGTAGCTTGATTAACTCCAAATGCTAAATCTTTTGGTTTAACAAAAAACCATTGGCCTGCATTTTGATAAACAAAGGCATTGAATAAATTGCAAATATCTAATACTAAATCAACATTATCTTTAAACTCAAAGTTATTATCTCTTAACGCAGCGGTGTAAACATAAGTTTGTTCTAATGGAGTTGAATAAGCCGTTTTAGTGTGATTGTCATTCCATACTTTAGCTAACACATTTAATCCATATTCATATCCAACACCTTTTAAAGCATTAAATATAACCTCAAATAAACTTAATATCCCCGCTGGGTATTTATTATTAATCTTTAACTTTTGGTTTTTTAATGAACCTAATCCATCAATAGTTTTAAATTCGATGGCGGGATACTTTAAGAATATATCTTCTTCGCATAATTCGGGAGAAACAAATCCACTCCAAAATAATACCGCATCACGATAGTATTCTAAGAAATATTCTTTCTCATCTTCGCTTATGATTGAATCCATATTAATTACACCACCAAGAACCTTGAAGGTTAATGATGATCCTTTTAATGGATAGAATATATCATCATCGGCAGTTGGGTAATCAATCTCTACTGGACTAACTTGTCCATTGGGTATTGTATAAATAGAACCATTATAATCTTTTTTTAAGATTAATACTTTGCCTTTAGTTGTTAATAATGTACCAAATGGATTACAAGTTCCATCAAATTCAAATTGGTAAATAGTTCCGTATCCTGTCATTATCTTCCTGTAACTCTAAGTGTTGTTTCTAATGATTTATTAATTGAATAACCACTTTGTGTAGCCGTAATTGAACCAGTAAGGTCTACCATTAATCTAACTGATTGTGTGGCATAAGATGACCCACCATATTGATAAGATGATCCACTCGCCTTAGATGAAACCAATGAACCACCGCCTCCGCCAACACCACCCATTGCACCCAAAAGATTAGATGAAGTTTGTTTAGCTTTTCCAACCGCACTACTCATATTTTCACCCATTTGTTTTAAAGCAGTACCTGTTGCTATTGCTGCGATACCACCTATTAAACCAAGTGTAGATTCTCCCAAGGGATCAGCAAAAAATGATTTAAGTGCCGCCATTGCCCCAGAAGCAGCCACCGCAGCAATACCCGTTTTAACTAAGAAATCACCCATGGTTGTAAATATCATTCCCATTAAAGAATCAAATGAATCTTTAAATCCCATTTCACCAAGACCAACACTTCCAATTATTTCTCCAAATCCAACGGCCAATGACATTGCCATATCTTTTGTAGCTGCATGGGTAGCTTGTGCAAAGTTTCTTAATCTATTTGAAGCATCTGTATCTTCTAATTCTTTAATAAAATCTCCAATTTGTTTTGGATATTCGCTTTTGATTCCCGCAGTTTCTTCTGCAAGTGATTTGATTGCCTCGGCTTGTTTTTTACCACCCGATTCAACCATTATTTTAAGGATATTGGTTTCTCTCCATTTAACTAAATCAATAATACTCCACCCCGCCTCCTCGTATGCTTTCTTTAAATCTTCAAACTTTTTATTAACATCTGATATTTCTTTATCAGCACCTTTAAGAAAAATAGAACTTGTTTCTCGAACTATATTTCTATTTACCTCGGCTAATTTTTCTTGCCTTTTATAATTATCTGTTAATTCTTTATCAAATGCAGCCGTTCTTGCTCTCTCGGCCTTTTCAAGTTCTTTTTCTTCTTCGGTTTTACCGAGTTTCTTGTCGGCTCCCGGAGGCTTATTATCTAATCCAGTTAAGCCTACTGCCCTTGCAGTTGTTGATTCTAAAACTTTTAAATCATTTTTTAGTTTGGCGATTTTATCTTCTGTAATTTTTAGCGAAAGTGGACTCGTAGAAATATATATTTGTGTTCTACTTGCCTCTAAACCAGCTATTTCTTGTTTTATTTTACTAATAGAATCTACAATGTTTGTAGGAGATAAATCTACTTTACCAAAATCATTAAAATAACCAATAAGTGACTTTATATCAGATGCAAGCCTTGGGTTTTGACTACTTATACTATCTGCAAATTTTATAATAGATGCATCTACTTCATCAAAAAATGAAACAATTGGTGCTCCTAATTTTAATAATCCATCTAAAACAAAAGTAAGTGCTTTCCATGCTTTAATGGTTAAATCAATTGTTATACCTAAAGCATCTAAAACAAATTTTAATACTTTGCCAAATTCTGATGAATTATTCATTTCTTGATTTGCACCAATAAAAGAATTTTTAAGTTGATCAATTATTCCAGCTAAGTGAGTTATATTATCCCCTAATTCCAAGTTTTCTGAAATAGATGTTCCTATCTCGGCCATTGCAAATGTTGTACTTTCACTTAGCTTATTAAATTGTCCTTGTAATGTTTGAGATTGTTTATCAGCCATCCCAAAGAATCTACCTCCTTCACTTGTTGCATAGGTAAACGCATCACCAACATCCTTAACACTAATTTGACCATCGTGCATCCTTTTGGTTAATACCGCCATTGATTGGCCAGTTTTATCCGATATAGCTTGCAATGGGTTAAACCCAGCATTAATCATTTGTCTTGCCTCTTGACCCATTAAACGACCCGCTGCATTAACTTGACCAAATGCTAAAGATAATCTTTGAAACTTATCGGCATTACCACCAGATATATCACCTAACATACGAGTGATAGGAATAACTTGTTGTGCAGTTAAACCATACCCCAATAATGTTTGTGCTCCTTTGGTAATGTCTTGAAATTGCATTGGGGATTTAAGTGCTTGATCCTTTAAATCGGATAGCATATTCTTAGCAACTAATGCCGAACCCGTAAATACCTCAAATGCAATAGAGGTTTGCTCTAATTGAGCCGATGTTTGTAATGCTGATTTAATGAATAATCCAAAAGATGCAACTGATAATGTTGCTCCAAGACCCGAAAATAATGAAGATATTTTGCCCATTGAAGAACCAATACTGCCACTTGCTACACCCGTATTTCTTGATAAACTACTAAGTGAATTTGATAAATCTTTAAGTTTAGATTTAGCATCGGCAATATCCGCACCAATTATTATCTTAAAGTCATTATTTTCTCCTGCCATTACTTTAATGAATTAACCCATTTTAAAACTACTTCATCCGAAAGATACTCTTTTTCTTTTGTTTTTTCTATACGTTTACCTATCTTGTCTGTCCACAATGGAATCAAGTCTTTAGGCTTAGGAACTTTGTCACCACCCATTGATGCTAATGATGCCCACATTAAGTTTCTTGTTATATCCCAATCCTCAGCCTTTCTAAATTCAAAACCATGTTCATAGTCAAGAAATTCCCCTAAAGTCATCCTTTTCCACTCCCATGGTTTTAAACCCGTTCTATAAATTCTTGTGAGGATACTACCCCACCTAATTATCTCTTTTTTTTTATAGTTGTATCTTGTGATGGTTGATCTAAATCACTTGGCATTAAGTCCTTAGTAATCCATTCAACCACATTAACAACCTTAGCTTGCATTAACCACTTAGTTGCAATCATCCTTGATGATTTAAGCTTAGTTAATAATGATTCAGCTAATTCATCATCTCCACTACAAAATAGGTGGTATATGTGGCCACTAAGTAGCATATCACGAGTAATGTCAATTAATTTGCTTGGATTGTTTTCGAACTCTTGCATATTAACTAAATCATTAAACTCGCCTCCTAATTCTTTAACATAAACATCGTTTATGCAACCAAGCGAGAAATCAAATGTGATTTTTTTGTTTTCAAATGTTATTGTACGCATTGTTTGTTTTGGTTTTGTGTTTAAAGCAAATAGGGTAGAGAAATTCCCTACCCCAAATGTAAACAAAAAAATTGAATCTCAATAGATTATGCAGCAACTGTTGGTACTAAAGTACCTGTACCCTTTAATTTTAAATCACAAGTAGCAATTGTTTGATCTCCAGATTTAACAGGCATAGATTCAACATAAGCTGAACCAGTTAAAATTGTTGCACCAGTAGCTATCGTTTTAAATACAACTGTTAATGAAGTACCAGCAAACCATGCAGCTTGGATAATATCATAAGTTGTTGTTGTTGCTGGATCAGCATAATCAACTTGAAAAGTTGCTGATAAACCCCATGACTTACGGCCTGGTATTGCCGTTGCCCAATCTCCACTATCTTTTGAAGAAGTTTCAATCATACTTGTTGATAACTCAATATCACAAGTTTGCTCGTTAATAATTTTATTTCCACCTATGAAGACCCTTAGGTCTGTACCTTGAACTAATGCCATATTATTTTTAATTTAATTGATTTAATAATTGAGAGAACAAAATTGTTTGTTCTACTTGCCAACCCGTAGGCAATTGTAATATTAATGAATTTGTTTGATATTCACAATTTATGACTTGCCAAGTAGTTAAATATTGACTAATGCCAAAAGTATTATTAGAAGTAATAATTCTTGCAATAATTAAATTAGCAATATCATTAACTTCTTTTTTACCACCTTCATCCGAAGTATATTTTTGAATAACACATATTTCTATTGTAGTATCCCTTTGAAACGAATCTTTACTTCTTAATCCTCTTGATAATTGATCACTTAAAACAATACATGGATAAACTGCTCCACTTGGAACAATTTCATCATATACACTAACCGCTTGGCTATTATAAGTTATACCACTTAATGCTTGAAAATAAGCCTTTCGCAAATCATAAGCACAATCCCTATTTATCATTTGAATAAGTTTTTAAAAAAAGAAGAAGTTTGTCTTGACAATTCCCTTTTAGATAATACAAAATACTTTAAAAAAAATCTTTTATGAACAGGTGAACGTGGAGGCTTTGCCTTTGGGCCATAGTTACTTGCAAATTTAGTAAACTCTGAATAATCACCCGTTAAATCTACATTTGGCCTTGTTCCAAAATCCCAATAAGGAGCATATTTTGCAGCAAAACCAATTTCATAAGATAAATTACCTTTACTTGTTTTTTTAGGAACAAATGTTTGGCTATTCTTTAAAGCACCAGTTCTCCTTGGAGCCTCCGAATAAGAATTAGTTTTAATAAAGTTAGCCTCCTTTGTAACTAAATTGTCCATAGTATTCTCGGTTTGAATGATAGCATTATCAATCTTAGCTTTTAAACTATCCAAACCTTGAAAACTAAATTTAATCACTTCTTTTTGCTGCTTTAAATGTTAAATCTTTTTTTGTAAAATCCGGGTCCATAATATTAGAGATAGCATATTCAATACCTTTTACTTCTAAGATGTCGGTTGTTCTTGGAATAAATTCGGCTCGGTATCTCATCTTTCCTTCAAAGGATTGATTTGTGCCAAAGTTGGCACTCTCAATGTTTCTAATACCGCCATAATTTCCATAGAACGAACTTGTTTCCGCAAAGTATATACTTGTGGTATAACTTGAATATGTTACCCCCGATAAACCTCCCGCACCATCGGATGTGCCCGATAGTTTTCGTTTAAATATCCCTTTAACTCTATTTAACTTATTATACATATATTGGGCGATAATGTCTAATTCTATCTTTAATAGCTTTTAAAGCTAATCTTTTATCTTCAACTTTATTATCAAAATCTACGGCTACAATATCTAATACCGCATTTCTTAAATCGGCAGGCAATGTAGTATATCCCGCAACAAAAGTAATTTTAATACCATTTGCAGAATAAGCACTAATCTTAGTTTTATCAACACTTGATGTATAAGTTAATGCAACATTATTTGCATCCGTTACCGAAGTAATAGATTGAACAGGACTATAAACTAATTCAATAGTTCCATTAATTTCCTTAAAAGATTGTCTTAATGTTTTAGTCTTTAAAGCCTTTTGAGTAAATATTTCAACCTCACGAAATGCCGATGCTAACAAATTAGTTAGTTGGGTATCGTGATCAGCAAAATCTACATTTACATGGTCTTTAACTTCGGCTAAAGTTATTGGAATAGCTAAAGCATCGGATGTTATTGTAACATCTAATCCTTGTGTTCTTACAGGTTCTAATTCGTAAGTCATTATTTCTTCTTATAAGTAGGTTTTAATGCTTTATCTTGTGGAGGCTCTACCGGATCGGTATCAACAATCACTTCCACATAACCCAATGAATTTAAATGATTTGCTCTTTCAACATCGCATTCGATTATGTCACCTTCAAAAATATTTCTTGATAATGGCAAATCATGATATGCTTTAATACATTTTACACTTGGCATAACTTTATATTTAAAATTTTAAAAAAATAAGCCTACTGTTCACATGGGAAGTAGGCTTACATAATCATAAAATGAAAACTAAAACTATGAAGTTGCGAAAGAACCTTTTCTCATTGCAGTAGAGAAATATATTGGCATTGCAATAGACTCCTCAATACGCACCGTTACTAAGTTTTTAGTGAAGTTATCACCATCTTCGTAAGCAAATTCAGTCATGATGTTATCTTCAAATAACAATTCAGCTGCTCTGTTTAAATCAGCAGTTAAGAATGTTCCAGAAGTAACAATATCAGTTGATACGATTGGCACACCAGCGATTGACATTCTTTGTCCTAACAATAAAGCAGGATGAGAATAACCAGCACTTGACTCCTTGTTGATCAACAATTCCATTTCATCAATTGGATTAACCAAGATAACCGAAGGAGAGAATCTTGCAGCTTTCAATTGTGCAATTGAGTTAGCTAATTTATCCCAACGATTAGAAGCAATAGTTACAGTTCCAGATGGAGTGTAAGTAGATGCTGACTCATAAAGACCTGCGAAAGCAGAAGTTCCTGCATAGTCATACAAGTTAGTATCTTCGATGTCTAACAAATCATTTAACATTTGAGTAGAAACGAAAGATTGTAACCAAGTCAATCTCTGTAACATTTGCTTAGAAATCTTTGCGTAAGCAGCGATAGTCTTAGGAGTTACCTCAGAGATTGTGAAATCGTAATCAACCTGTGCTTTACCAGAACCTTCTGTTTGGATAGCAGCACCACCCTCAGAACCAGTTTTCTTAGCGAACTTGAATACACCATTTTGCTCAATTGTAGAACTACGCATCAAATCACGCAAGTGGATAGCACGAGTTGGATCAGTGATGATAGTGTTAGATAAACCAGCAATAGAAGCTGCCCAACCTGCACCAATGTTAGCAGTAAGGTTCATATCACCTACGGCTTTAAAGTTCATTCCAAAAGCTGCATCTCTACGAGAAGACAAAGATTTGAATTTATCAGCATTAGCCTCGAAAGCCTTAGCTACAAAGTTCTCCGGTTGCTCAACAGATTTAGTCTTAGAATCTAAGATAGCATCAGATAAAGATTTCTCTACGTTACCTAACTTATCTTCTAAAGAAGCTAATTTCTCACCAGCATTTTTAGTGTTCTCGATTAAGTCTGCAAGACCTAAGCCTTCCATCTCACGACCAACACCTTTTTGAATCATTTCGTTAAGGTCACTTTTTACTTCCTCAACAAGTTTTTTAATATCTTCCATATTAACTATTATTTATTTAAATTTTCCTTTAAAATTAACAAAAACTCTACACTTTTCTTGCGTTCTTCTTCTACTGGATCAATAATGATTGGAGTGGGTTCTTCCGACTTCTCTCTCTCATTGATTAGTTTAAATAATTCCGACTTGATAAAGTTATACTCTATTTCTAACAATTCATAAGTTTCATCCATTAAATTTCCACTTTTCAATTGCTTGTAAAGTTTATCGAATCTCTCTTGCAATCCTTTGGCATCTAAAGCCTTCATCCCCATAAATGGAGTGTCTGGGTTAGCACCCCAAAGAACCGAAGAAAATTCGTACAATTTAACTTCTTGAATTTGATAGTAAGAATCTTTTGCACTCTTACCTTCAACCTTACTTTCCTTTATAGTTGAAAACCCTATTGAGTGTTGGTTAATTAAACCTGCCTCATAAAGTTTTAAATTATCAGTACCTATTTGAGTATCTACAATAGATGCCTCAAAATATAAACCATAGTTGTCTTCTTTTAAAACACTTGGCTTTCCTAATGGCAAGCTTGAATCATGGTTATGTAAAAACCAAATTTCATTTTTTGCTTGTGGCCCACGTTCTTTAATAGTCTTTGTGAATGCACCGGGCATCATCATGTCATTATGAAGATCAATATTACCAAACTTAGATGCGTAACCCGAAACAATACGTTTAGTTACATCTACGTTAGTAATCTCCCCTTCTGACTTTATTTTATAATCTCTCATATTTTCTACTATTGATTGCAAATATAATAAAAATTCATAATTACCAAATTATTTATAAAAACATAAGTCCACAACGGCAATTAACCAACTCACTTGGAGGTGCGGAATTATCACCCGGGCCACTCATTAAATTACCCCCAACATTGAACTTTTCATTTAAAGGTATTGTTGGGTAACTCGCCATGGCATTATGCGAAGGTCTTTCCTTCCCATCTAAAATAACAATCCATTTTTTAGTCAAAACTTTTTTTTGTGACTCTGCCCAACTTTGTGATGCCAAGTTCATTATCTTGGTAATCTCAGTTCTTGCAATGGTTTGACTTCTAATGATATTTCTTGTAGATAAGTATAATCCAAGCAAAGTAATAATCGCAGCTTTTGGTACACCTCTTTCTACTTGATCCTCAACAAATCTTTTAATGTCTTGTTTGATTGTATTTACAATACCTAAAACAATATAGAAGTAAGATATATCCCTAAACAATAATAAAAGCAATAATAACCAGTTCTCCTCAAAATTATCACCTTCTTCCTTCTTTTGGTATTCATCTAAGAATTTACCTTGCTTTAATCCAAACTTGGTATAAGCATCACGCATTATCTCCAATAACCATCTTTCGTTAAAGTGATTAGTGATATGAAATGTTTGAGGATTCCTTCCTTCTAATGAATTAATGTAAGTCTTTGTTTCTACCGCTAACTTAGTGCGTATATAAGCAAATAAGGCACGTTCATTAATATTATGCCTTCTTTGCCATGCAACCCTATACATTTCTTCGTTTACCATCGTTTGTCTTTAAAAAGTTTTTCAACTTTTTTGCGTTCATTATTTTTTAATTTAGCATCATAAACAAGAAAGAATCCAAACCAAAAAGAACTTGTGATTGCAACCGAGTTTAATATGATGGCCCAAGTTTCCATTAATCTTCTTCGGTTACCATTGAACCAATTTCGGTAGGATCAATGTTTAGGCTACCTAATGGCACTTGATTAGAACGAATATAAACCTGTTGCATAATTGGGTCGTTAGTTGGCTCAAAGTCCATAAATACTCTTTTCTCATCTTGAGTAAGAACACCATCTAATTTCTCTAATATACTTGCTGCATCCAAGAAGTTTTGTTTCATCTCTGGATAAGCATCCACATCAAACCTTAAAACATATTGAGAAGGATTTAAACCCATGCTCGGAGCCAACCACTCTAATAAACCTTCACATACTCTTGATTGCATTGGAACAACGCAGTTGATAATCATTCTACGGATAAATTGAGCCAAGTTACTTTCGGTCAAATTATCGGCATTTAAAAGAACATAAGGGTAATGCCATAATCTACACAATTGCTCGGTAGATAACTTACTCATTGCTCTTAAATCTAAATCAATGTTAGTAGTAGATAACTTAGTAAATCCAACTTTGGTGTTAGAGAATACAACTCTACCTTTAGCATTTGAGTTATAGATTTTATCATAAACTTTATCTTCTAAATCTTGTTGTACCGTTGGATCAATATCTTCGGTGTTCATGTCATCTTTATACAAGAATCCCACCGCACCCCTTGTTTCGAAGTTTTCAATTGCTACTTCCTCTCCACTATTAGCTTTTTGCAAAACTCTTGCACCAGCGGTTAAAGGTGAGAATCCACGATGAACCGTAGTTTGGTTATTAAAATCGGGATTGAACGATCTAAACGATAAAAAGAATGCTGGCTCAACATCTTGATTTATTGAATGTATTTTATACTTAACTATCCTTCTAAAATTATCGGTAACGATTGTATAATCAAAAGGTGCAATAACATGAAGTCTTGCAATCTTACCCGGTTTAAGTGGGTCTTCCTCTCCCCATATACCAACATCCTTGGTTAATAAATCCCAAGAAAATAATGATTGAAAAAATTGCTTGGATGTTTGATAAGAATTGGGTCTTTTAAGCAAAGCTAATATTGGGTGTTCTTCCAACTCTTTCATTGCTTTAGACCGAATAGCATTACCCTCCATTATGCTCCTATCCGTAGGTCTTGTCAATAAGGCTTTATACTTACTAACCGACTTTATTTGCATTTTATTGGCTTGATATAATTCCAAAGGAATTTCAACGGCTCTTGATGAAATGTCATCTACGATGGCATAAACATCTACGTTCTTCTCAAATCCATTATTGATTGCATCACGATAATCTGTGTTATAAAGAGAATACGTTTGTCCTCCATTAAACATCTGCCATTGCTTAACACTTTGTATTGTAGTCAAGGCTTTCTTGCTTGTAAAAAAATCTAATAATCCCATGTCTAAAAAATAATAAGTTTTTTCTTTGAATACTTAGTATAAACGGCATACCGAATACTATCTAATGCGTGATTAAAGTCATCAATGGGTTTATTTATTTGTTTTCCCCCAACCATCATCCATTGGTAGTTATCTACTTCCTTTTTAATGTTTTTTGACCGCCTCGTGTAATACACTTCATATTCCCGCAATTTACTTATTCCTGCATTAACACTATCGTTTCCTTTGACTGCTTTTTTAATTGGCAACCCCTCTCTGCGTAATTCCTCAATAGATTTTGGATCGGCACTATCAGCATAAATCTCACCGAGTTTATCTGGGTAAAGCTTAATCCTTTTAGCTAAATCTGAATTAGTTAATCCAGTTTGGTAAATAACTTCATCAAGGTATAACTTATTTCCTAATTTTGCAATTCGAATAAGTGCCGTAGGGTCATTTGAGAATCCAAAGTCAAGGCCACTAAACAATACATCAACATCTTTTGGGAAAAATTCACAAGGTTGCCAATCGTGATAAATAAGGGATTCAACACTTGGTTTAGGGTTTTGCTGATAAAGGGATTCAAAAGTAAATGGTTCATTCTTCTTAACTCTTAACAATTTTTCTAATGCGTGTTTTTCGGGCCACAAAGCCTCACCATCTTTTCTTTTGTCATAACTATTCTCAGCTTTTTCACGAATGGCAGGAAATTCAATAATTGTCCAGTCATCATCACGTTCAAGCAACCTACCAGCTAAATCATCATCATACCACCTTGTTTGGATAAGAACTTGTGCCGAACCATTGTGTAACCTCGTTTCGAACACATCGGTGTACCAATTCCAAAGTTGTTCTTTAACAACACTTGATTGTGCCTCTTGCCGATCTTTAAGTGGATCATCAATAATTCCAATATCAACCGATGTACCCGTTAGTGAACCACCTCTACCAACGGCTTTAACATATCCATTAGCATTAACGGTTTGAAAGAACTCGGCCATCCTAATTGCCTCACCTTTTTTCTCACCAATCCTTGTTTCGGGAAAAAGTAGTTTAAATTCCTCTCCCACGATTCTTCTTTGTATTTCATTGCTAAATTGCTCGGCTAAAGTAGCATTATAAGAAATAACGGCTAATTTAAGATTTGGGTTTCTTCCAAGAAGGTAAGCGGGGAAACTTCGTGTTGACAACTCAGACTTGCCATGTTGTGGAGGCACAAAGATCATTAACTTCTTAATCTTACCAGCATACACTAAATCCAAATGATCAGCAATCACCTTGTGAAACCATTGCATATCATAATCGGGTTTAATGAACTTAACGAAGTTACTAAACGACCTCCTCGAAAGTTCCCTCGTCAATATCTCTTTCTCTAATTTGGCTAAGTCTTTCTCGGATTTGCTCATCGGTCAATAATTTTGGATTTAATATATCTTCTTTAACATTTGTTTCAATTTGTATTGCTTGGGATGCCTTGCCATGTTGAAACTCAATCATAAATTGGCTATTCTTCATCTCACCATTTTTAATGTCACCTAAGATGGCATTTGCGATCACCGAAATGAAGGCAGGTGTCTGAGAGTCCATCGCAATCATTCTAATGTCAGCAACGGTCATAGAATTGACCATAGCAACTACATCTACTACATCTTGCTTAGTCATGCGAATACGAAGTGATTTATCTACCTCCTCCATGACTTTACGGAACATATTCTTGGGCCTACCATTGGGATTTCTTATTTCACCCGGTTGGATAGGTTTGAGGTTTTTTAATTGATTCTCAGTAAGCTTGCGTTTAGGCTTTTGATATTCTTGTTCTTCCATTTTGTAGTCATTAATTAACTTTGAAAATGCCCTATATTTTTTTTAGGTCAATTTCGGTTTAAATACGTTTTTCAATTTTGTCTTGTTGGTATTACACTAAGTATTACACTAAGTATATACTAAGTATAATATATATACTCTAACCTTATTTATAATCATTCTAAATAACCTTAACTTATTGACCCTTAGTATTTTAAGAAGTAGTTCCGCCGGGAAATACCCTTATTTAGAATGGGTCTTAATAGTAGTTTACATGCAAACATAGGCAACTTTTTTATAAAACGAGTCATTTCTTTGTTTTTACTCATAATATTTTCCCAATGTTTACATATTTCACCCCAAAAGTATTAGGATTTTTTTAGTGGGCCCCCAATTCCCAACAGGGTACCCCTCTTTGCTCCACGCATAAAAATCGTAACCAAAGTTGCTCCAAGTAGTTTACTACTGAATAAAAAATGGATCCGGTGGTGTCATTTGAATAAAAAACGTAGCCAAAGCCGGATCCGGGGGTGTGGTGGATAGCAGGCCGGGAGTAGCCACCATGTACAAAACCTTGTTTAATCTATCTAAACGCACTTTATACTAATATGAATACATAACCTTAATACATTTAATCTAAGGCACTATATAAGGACTATGTAGGGAAACACCTTACCCACCGCATGAACCTACCTTAAATCAAAGATATGATACCTTAAATCTAATTGTAGGGTAAAACATATACCAAACAAAAAAAGGCCCCCGCTTTAAAGTTTTTTTTTCTTTTAATGATATGGTATTAAGTAAACCAATGTATTAACCAATGTAAAGCAATGTATTAAAATAGGTATTAAGATAGTGTACTATTTGAGTTGTGAAATAAGATGACAAAATACTTTATTAATTATGCCAAAATAAAATACAAGAAAGAAAGAAAAGAAAGTGGGGTAAAGAAAAGAAATAAAGAAAGAGATAAAGTATATTACTAATTAATACTATATAATACATTCTAAAGAATGGTGTTACATAAGTGTAATGCTATGCATTCTTATTCAAGAAAAAAATATGGGTTTAATCTGAATAAAAAAAACCTTTTTGAATATTTATTTTTAAAATGTATTTAACCTGTTGAATTACAAAGGATTAACCCATTAAAAAAGTTTATTATTTATGCTTTTTATAATCTATTTAATGCACTAATGAAATTTAGATTGATTCTAAATAAGGGTGTAAATCTATGTTTAATGCGTGTATTAAGCGTTTTTATCCTGTTTAATACCCTATTTCCTTATTTAGATTGATTATAAATTAGGTATTAATGTATTGTATATATGTAAACAAGTATTAATATTGAAATATCATTTAAACAAAAACAATTTTAAACAAATCAATTATGAAAGCTTTACAAACATTATTTCAAGCAATTTTATTTATCGTTTCCTTTTTAGCATTAGGAACAATTTTTTATTTAGTATTTACAAGGCATTATGATAGTTCAGATTTGGTCGGCATAATGGTTTTTACATTTCCTGTATTAATGGCCTTAGTTTTATCTTTTACCTTATTAATCGAAAAAAAATAATTTCACCTTTAAAACCCCTTATATCATGGCTACCAAAATAGAATTTAAAACAAACAGATTTAAAAACTTTATTAGCGACTCAATAGAATTTATTTTTTATATGGTCGTATTGTTTATGGCTATTGCCTTTGTGTCAATAATCGAAAATCTTTAATCATCTTAAACAATTAAAAAAAATGGAAAATTTAAAATTAAACGGATTTAATAACTCTTGGATTTGCAACCGTGAGGCGGTTGGCTTATCTAAATGCTTTGAGGCTTATGCTAAATATTGCAGCGGTAATCATATTTTAGAAATTGGGTTTAATCCAAATAGTGGGTATGTATATATTGCCCTTGAAATGGAACCGATTTCAATTTGTTCAATGTTGGGCGGGGATGTAGAGTATTTATTTAATGACTTTGAAAGTGGTGAAGAAAATTTCTTTGAAACTTATGAGGAGGCGGTGGCTTATGATAATCAAATAACAAAATAAACTTAAATATTATGAAAACTTTATTAATTAATAGATTAGCTTTTTTAGATTGGTATTTTTCAGATAATATTAATTTTACGGATAATGTTTATATATCATTATTACAAGAGGGTAAATATGAAATAGATATTCAAGAACTTTTAGAGTCAACAGGGTATATTTCTGAACATATTTTAGAAAGTGGGCAAGAATATGAACTTTATGAAAATGGGGATGTAAATACAGAAAATGTAAATCTTAAAATCAATTAATCAACTTTTTAAACAAAAACAAAATGAAAAATTATCAATCAAATCAAAAATTAGTTCAAGCCTTTGCTACTTTTAAATCCTATGAGGGTAGGGCAAATAATATGTATTTTGGGGGCTCTACGATTTATTCATACGGTTATCATTTCCCAATAGCAACCCGAACAGACCAAGCGACATTTTTTAATATTAGCAACTATTCAAACACAACGGCAAAACATAAATCATTAGTTCGTAATGCCTTGTTAAATGACAAATTTATAGAGTGTATGTATGTACCTACTATTTCGCAAATTGAAAGGAATTTTTTAGATGACACACACAAAAATAATTTTAATTATTGGGATGTAAGAATTGCCAATTTATTAAAGGAAATTGAAAACCCGAGAGTAAGAAACAAGAAATCACGTTTACTTGAAATCGAAAAATTAAATACTAACAAAACTGAATATAAAAAATATTTTAACATCTAAAAAAATGGAAAAGTATATAGATTATGAAACGGTAAAATTTGATATTAATCAAATACAGGATTTTAAATTAAATTCTGAATATAGCAAATCAATTTTTTGGTCAAATGGCAAAATTGATATTTATGCCTCGCCGCAATGGGATGAGGAATTTGGCAAATGTCCTATTCAATTAAGTTATGGCGAGGAATTAACAGACGGCCACGAATTTGACCTTGGAAAGCCTTATGATTTAGAAAATCAAAAGAAAAGATATTTAGAAATAATTACAGATTTAATTAATGATTTAAAAAATCCGTTTACTAATTATAATAATTTATTAGAAACAGTTTTAAATAAATATAAAATTAAAGCGGAAATAATTGACATTGATGGACTAATTTACGATGGCGATGAGGTTGAGTTATTCGAGGGCCAAATTGTAGATTTAATCGAAATAGATGAATATGAACAAGCTTTAATTTGTACCAATAATGGCGAAAAACACACAATTTTTTCTTATAGAATTCAAATATTAAACTTTTAAAATCATGAAATTTAAAATAAATAAATCAAATCAAATTTTAGCGAGTGTTTGGAGTTGGGAGGGTATTTTGTTAGCCTCGGTAATTACAAAAGAAATAGAAAACGTAGAGCAAGCAAAAAAAATGTTAATTAGTCAAATCCCATACGATTATATTAATAAGAAAATCCAAATCGGTATTTGGAACCTTGATAATGAAACAGAAAAGCTTTTTAGCTGCTTTGCAAGAGAATAAAGAGTAATTAATTAAAGATTAAACATTAGGCCCTTTTTTATGGGCCTTTTGTCATTATTAAGTACCTATATTAAAATCAAACATTGGCCCTATTTTTGGGCCTTTTTGCGTTTACCTAAACCACTACAAAGACATTTTATTAAATACATTGGATTTAAGGCATTATTTTAAAGATACCTATCCAATCATATTACCTACACTACAAAAGTCCTTTAAACTTAAAGTATTGCCCATATAAATTGATAATTAAACAAAATAAATACCTTATAAAATGAATACTCAAAAAATTAATCCGAAATATTACTTTTTTAATTGCCCATTGAAAACAAGTACAAATTTTAACGAAGGAGGGGTAAATACCGGATCCGGTTGTGCCAGCCAAAAAGCTGATAGTCCCGGGGAAATTTGGGGAAAAATTACAAATCCAACCGACCAATTTATTATTTTATGTTCGGTGATTTTTTTATTTTCCTTTTTAATTTTTGTAACATTTTTGCTATTGTTTTTGATAATTTATTTCAAATAATATTTAGATAAAAAAATAATTAATATTTGTTTGCAATTATTAAATAAATCTTGTTTACATTTGCAAAAGAAATTACAAAACAAAATGAAAGAAAAAACTGAAAAAAATCCCAAAAAAGCGGGTAGACCAAAATTGGAACCAACCATCGTAAGATCGGTGAGAGTTAAGGAATCATTAGATAAGGAAATGTGCAAGAGATTTTCCAACAAATATGTGAGTAAATTATGGCCAGATTTTTGCCGAGTTTATTTACTAAATAATTAGCATTCATAGTTGATAGGTTTAAGATTAGATTGGGGAAAGGCATTGAAATTTTTTTAGTGCCTTTTTTTTTCAACACTTTTTCTGAAAATGATAAAAATGGAAAATAATAATAAAGCAATCACTTACGAGGAATACAGGGCGGTAGCTAAGGTATTTACCTTTATTTGCAAGAATGATAAAAAATACGATAAAGATGGTAAGATAGTTATCTCTTTTGACTCCGAAGAAGATTTAGACAACATTATTGATACTACTTGGGAATCTTTAAATAAAATTCAAAATGAATTGGAATGATGATAATGATGTAGCTAAGTTTTGGGCCTTTGTTTGGATACTTTGGGCCGTTAGTCTATTTTATATTGCAATTAAGTATTTTAATCTTTTATGATAGAAACTATATTAGGAGTGGTGCCAAGTAAATCTAATTCATATCGAATAGCTGGGCGGTTTATTTATAAAACAAAAGCACTTAAAGATTACGAGCAAAGTTTTATTGATCAATGTATTAAGTACAAAAATGCTAACATTGAAGGAAACCTAAAGATTACATTAAGAGCATACTACCCTAACCGCAAATCTGATTTAGATGGAGTCACCAAAGCAGTTTTAGATTTACTACAAAAAGTGAATGCTTTTGAGAATGACAATAAAGTTGCAGAATTATTTTTATTTAAGGGATTAGATAAAGACAATCCAAGAATAGAATTTAAAATTGAAACAGTAGATTATATTATTTAAACTTAAAAACAAACGCAAATGAAACGAGTAAGAATTGGAGAAGTGACACTTGTCCACAATCAAAACAAAAAGGCGGGAGCCAACAATGAGTATTATTCGGTAATACTTAGAATGCCCAATGGGCCATGTAAATTCTTGTTCACTGAGAATGAGATTGACACCGCTAACAACCGGGCAATTGACAATTGGGAAGACACTCCAGAAAGAAGTTATCTATCTACATTTTTAGATTAATTGAGATGCAAGGCAAGAAACCTCATAGCTATGATACATCATCAGATGTGTGTTATTATGGCACAATTGCATTAATTGTTTTACTTATAATGTTTGCAATACTATGACACCAAAAATAAAAGCAGAAGAAATCTATAACAGATGTTTAGATAAAATACAAGGATTAGAAGGTACAGAATGGTGGGAATCTGCCAAGCAATGTGCATTAATTGCAGTAGATGAGATAATTTATGAATATTTTGTAATTAGTTATCGAACAGAAGGAAGTAATTTAAGATTACCATTTGAATGGTGGGAATCAGTCAAAGGAGAAATAGAAAAACTATGACAACGCAAGATTCGCATGATTACTTAACATACTTTAGTCTTTGCAACTTCATGCAAGATTTCATTGAAGACAAATGGGCAAGAAATAGTAATAATGTAAGAAAGGTTAAATTATTGTCTAATCAATTAAAAGGAGAATTAGAAAAATCCGTAGATCATGTATTTACTAACAAAGATACCGAAGGGGTTGACATGGGTAATGTATTGGAGCAATTCGTACAAGCCAGTTACATTATGGAGTTCTTCTTCAAGGTTGGGTTACACATGGATGAACTACAAGCTGATCAAAAAGACAAACTAAATAAAGAGATGAACGAATTGTTGGCTCAATATGGTATCAACTTAAATGTAG